ATTTAACCTTGGGCAGACCCGATTGCGTACGTTTGTTAAGGCTTTAGGCCACATGGCTACAGGTAACTACGAAGAGGCTGGACAAGAGTTTTACCGTAGCCGTTGGGCTGAACAGGTTGGCGACCGCTCGTTGGAAGTCTGCCAAATGATTAGTTCTGGGGAGTACCAACAACGATGAAAACTGTACATGCACCAAAAGCATTAGCTGACGGTAACGTAGAACCTGCCCATGAGATAGAAATACTCTGTGCCGAATGTGGATATGATGTAGACGAGAGCGAATTAGAAGCAGATACTTGTTCTGATTGCGGTGCTTCTTTAAACTTAAAGCAGAACACTTCTATCCAAGTAACAACCCTACCGCCGGTATTTGGCGAGACAATGTGATGGGTTCCTTATGCCACTACAGAAACTAGCGTTAAAACCGGGGGTTAATCGGGAAAATACTCGTTACACCAGTGAAGGTGGATGGTACGAATCCGATAAAATACGGTTCAGGCAAGGTACACCGGAGAAGATTGGTGGGTGGCAGCGTATATCTGCGGCTACGTTTTTGGGTGTCTGTCGATCCTTGTGGAACTGGGTAACGCTTGGCAGTCAAAACCTCATTGGCGTCGGGACTAACCTTAAGTTCTACATCGAGAATGGCGGTGCCTACAGCGATATTACCCCGTTACGGGCGACAGTTACCCTGACTAACCCGTTTACTACCACTAGTGGATCTCCTACGGTCAGCGTTGTAGACGCTAATGGGGGCTACATATCAGGAGATTTCGTCACTTTTTCAGGTGCATCTGCCGTTGGGGGACTTACTTTAAACGGGGAATACCAGCTTACAATCGACACCACTGCAATAAATACGTACTTTATAACAGCTTCTAGTAACGCTTCTTCTAGTGCTACTGGCGGTGGTACAGTGACCGCAGCTTATCAAATTAACACTGGGGCTGCTTCAGTAACGCCTTTAACAGGTTGGGGTGCTGGGCCTTGGAGTGCGGGTGCATGGGGTGTTGGCGTTCCATCTGATGTCCAAATCCGATTATGGTCACAAGCTAACTTTGGGGAAGATCTTATTTTTGCGCCTCGTGGTGGGGACATATACTTTTGGGATGCTACGGCAGGGCTTACTTCTAGGGGCGTCACATTGGCCTCAATAGCCCCTGTAGGAGCAAACGTACCAAGCGTACAAGACCTTATTTTAGTGTCGGATATTAGCCGTTTTGTGTTCTGTTTTGGTTGTAATGACCTAGCCAGTGCTACTAAAAACCCGATGTTGATCCGCTGGTCAGACCAAGAAAACGCTACTCAATGGACTCCTGCGGCAACAAACCAAGCAGGTAGCCTACAGTTATCGCGTGGGGCAGAGATTATAGCGGCCAAACAAGCCCGTCAGGAAGTCCTAGTATGGTCTGATTCAGCCCTGTATGCCCTCCAGTACGTCGGTGCTCCAGTGGTATGGGGGGCACAACTAGTCGGTGAAAACATCTCTATAGCGTCTCAAAACGCCGTAGCATACGCCAATGGTGTTGCCTTCTGGATGGGTATTGACAAGTTCTACATGTATGACGGGCGCGCGCAACCACTGCCCTGTAACCTCCGTAAGTTTGTATTTAACGATTTTAACACCGCCCAGTATCGCCAAGTGTTTTCGGGCACTGTAGAGGCATACCATGAAGTTTGGTGGTTTTACTGCTCGGCTGAGTCCGATACTGCTGATCGGTATGTTGTGTATAACTATCTGGATAACATTTGGTACTATGGCACGATGGATCGTACTGCATGGTTGGATTCGGGTTTGCGAGACTACCCACTAGCTGCAACTTATAGCAACAATCTCGTGAATCAGGAAGAAGGCGTTGATGATAACGAATTAGGAGCAAGCACGCCTATACACGCGTATGCTTCTACCGCTGAGTTCGATCTAGATGACGGACATCAATTCAACTTCATTTGGCGCGTACTTCCTGATATCACGTTTGACGGATCTACCACGGAGTCACCGAGCGCCGTTATGACACTATTGCCTATGCAGAATTCAGGGTCTGGGTACAATTCACCTGCGTCAGTGGGTGGCTCAAACAACGGTACAATTACCCGATCCGCTGTGCTACCGATAGAGAAGTTTACGGAGCAGATCAACACCCGTGTACGGGGCCGTCAGATGACCATGAAGATAGAGTCTACGGAAGCAGGTGTTACATGGCAGTTGGGGTCTCCGAGGTTGGATATGCGGCCTGATGGGAGACGGTAGTGGCTGGCGATAACACAGTATACAATGTTCCGTTCCGTGCCCCAGCTCTGCCGTATGCGCCTCAAGTGTACAACCAAGAGTCGTTTGAGCAGTTCAACAACGTACTACGGATATACTTTAACCAACTAGATAACGCGCTGAGAAACGCTATGGCAGTCCAAGAACCATACGAGTTACAAGTAGCTAAAGGCCAGATCGCTGGTGCTTCTACGTTGTACAAGTTCGGTACCAATCCAGACATCGATAGCGCAGAAGAAACGATATGGAGCACTGGGGGTGATTATCCTTGGCCCACGGCTGCATTTACTGCGTTTATTAGTAGCTCTAGTGCCGCCGACGCTAGTGCAGGTACGGGTGCCCAGACCGTAACCGTTGAGGGGGTAGACGAGAACTACGCAGCTCAGACCGTAACCGTCAGCATGAATGGGCAGACTCAGGTACAGATTGGCGATGCTTCTGGTTGGTTGCGGGTTAACCGCATATTTGTTGCTACTTCAGGATCAGGCGGCACTGCTGCAGGTACGATCTATGTCGCTAATAGTGGGGTTACCAGTGGGGTACCTACCGGAATAACGTACGGGAATATAGTACAAGGCGAAAACCAAAGCCAGATGTCAGTGTATACAGTTCCTGCAGGGTTCACGTTATTTCTTGACGATGTTACGTTTACAGCAGCTATCGCTATTGCTAACAAGAACGTAACCGCTAAGTTCGTGACTAGAGACTTTGGCTCAAACACGTTTCGCACAAAGATCATACAGACAGTACAGAGTAATTTGCTTGTATTGCCTTTTCATTACCCGTTCAGCATTGCAGAGAAAACGGATATG